GTTTCCCAGTCACGATCAGTTACGACCAACCTGTTTAGCCCACTTACTGTCCAGAGCCTCGTCAGCTGCTTTGCTATAGTCGCCAGCCTCTAAAGCCGCTAACATTTTCTTGAATCCCTTCAACCGAGGCATTCCTAGATTGAAGACCATATTGTATAAACCTCGTCGAACATTGTCAGGACAACCTTGCAACCAGCTGAACACCGCATTAGATTCCGTGATAGCTCGTCGGATATCCTGTGTCAGTAAATACTTTGCTTCATAGGCTTTAATACCTACGTCCTCAAGATTACGACCGTACCCTATAGTCAAGACACCCACGCTATCCTTGTAGGGGTGCTGTCGGAACCCTTCATCGTGTATTAAATCTAATACTAAATCTTCTATCATTTGTACTGTGTGTCTCCATATCCCGCATTACTCAGTGCTTCAGTGACTAGCTCCCACACAGGCAGATCCAATCGTGGATAATTTTTAACCTCCGCTGTAGTCTCAAACAAATCAGACTCACCATTCATAGTGTAAGCGCGTCCAAGAAGTTCTTCTCTCCCTTCTTTGATAGACACACCCTCTTTGAGAAGAACAACTCCGTATTCTCCTCTCTCTCTAGTTCCACCTTTATTGTAGATGATCATATTGCCAATATTTTTAGCACTATTCTCATCTCCAAATGGATGTAATTCTACTTTAATTGCTAGCATTTTCTATCTCCTCTTGTAACAAAGCCAAAGCCCTCCACGCCACCTTAACAGAGTGTCCAATCCCGTCATCATCAGTAGTTCCACGCTCCATGAAGTGACGCATCAAACAATCAGGGTGATCCCTGCTCTTTTCTCTAGCCCAATGTAGCGGCTCACCGGGGTTGTGTTGTTCATTTCCTTGCCACGAGCAATGAGCCACGGCAGCTAGTGCATCAGGAAAATAGTCCAACAACCCTGTAGCCAGTGGAACTTGTTTCCTCTCTTTCTTATCCGTTGGTAGCAATTTTATCCCCTAGTTGAAAGCAATAAGAATAGCAGAGATTACAGTGATACCGAAAGCTGTCCAAAACACAGCATCTCTCTGATCACGATCCATTGCATTCATCCTCTCTGTCATCTAAATCTTGGAAGCGGTCAGCTACAAATCGGTAGCCCTCGTCTGTCTCCACAAGAATGTTCACGAAGTCCTCGTATTCATAGGCGTCTATGATCCTCTGTATGAAATCCTCTATACTAGCCATCCTTATACGCTTTCTTAATCCGCGACAAGCTAATAGGACGAGGGTCGTACCGCCCAGCTTTCACATTCTCTTTAACAACAATACCTCTCCACCACATGTCGTTGGCGGGACCGGCGTAAGCTTCTCTGTGCTCGAAGTAACAGCCCACTGACATGCCTTGACACGTCTTACCCTGCTGTGTAGTGTAGAGCTTATGATCGAATACGTGGGTATGTCCTTGGGTACAGCTAGTGAGGTTCTTAGTCACCATACTGTGAGCAAGATGGACCCCACCAATTGGACGACCCATGATCCCACTAACAAAGTAGTGGCAGTAACTAACGCCATCAACAGAACAAGACTGGCGGAAAGGATAAACCTCATCGTAGAACTCCTCGTACTGTAGATCGTCTAGAGAAATCACCCCATCTAGTTCTGCTTGGAAATTACAGGCTCGGGATATTCGATCCTCATGGTTGCCCGTACACATGATTTTCCGGGCATTAGAATAAGCCGCGCCTCCAGCAGCTTCGAGCCTTTCGGAAGCGTCAATAGCCGCGTCAATGTCTCTTGTGTACCGGCGACCTTCAAAACCTTTGGTTCCTTTGTCATAGCTACAGAGCGACTCCATGTCCGCGTGATCCCCAATGTTTATAATAACATCAGGTTTAATATCTTTAATAAGCTGGCCAAGCCAATCATACCTACGATTACTAGCGCCGGGTTTCGCATGGCTATCCGGTATAACCAAATGAGTCGTTTCATTGTTTAATTTCAATAACATCTATTGCCTTTCTAAGTATGCTATAGCATTTTTTAAATGTTCAACATTGTCACGGAATTGTCCTAGACCTATGTTACAATGGTGACAAAGAATACCCCGAACAACTCCTGTCTCATGACAATGATCGATATGCCAATCTCTTTTAGAGCTTGAATTGTCCCCTAAACATATCGCACATTTATTATTCTGCTCTTGAAACATTTGTTCGTATGTTTCTGGAGTGAGTCCGTATCTTTTAAGCTTTCGTTTTCTTTCACTTCTTCGCCCAGCAGCCTTGGCTTTTTCAGGATTCTTCTTTTTCCAAGCTCTGGCATAAGCGTTAATACGTTCTTTATTTTTTCTATAGTACTCTCTTCGCTGTTCAAGAGATATCGCCATACTTCTTTACTTCCTCTAACAGCGCTTCCTCTCCCACGACAACCGAGCTAGCAAACCTGTACATTACATCATATCGCTCCGGTTCTTCAGGAATGCATATAATGCCGGGCTTAGATAGGCCGCGAAAATAACCGAACTCAAGGTGGCCAGACTTCCCGGCAGGAAGAAGAAGGACTGCAAGATCACACCGCTTAAGGTGGCTATGATCGTAGTCAAACACATGGTTAGCAGCAAAACCTTCGAGGGCTTCAGCATAAGACCTGCCTCTTTGACGCTCGTAAGCTTGCCAGTAATCGTCTGCTTCAGGCCCCGCAGCATACCAATCATCGAAGACATCATACCCTAACTCCCTTATTTTATTCGCTACACTAGGTACTTCCGGGTTCCTTAAGGAACCGATAAGGTATACACTAGACATACCAATCCTCCGGGATTGCTGGGCCTTGTGCCCAAATGAAATCATGTTTATCGCACCACGCAGCGTAGGTAGTCTCGCTCTTAGGTGAGAGTTTGTTGTAAGGCTTTTGAAACAAGAACCGCAACTCCCAGCCTTCCTGCTCAAGAGAGGAACGAACATTGAGGGTCTTACTTCTATCTGCTCCAGTGAACCTGCCCTTGCATTCTACAAGGATGCCGGTGTTGTGGAAGATGAAGTCGGGCTTGTACTTGCGAGCTACGAAATAAGGGAATACCTCCGTCTCGTAGCTGTACGTCACTCCCGCTGCGTCTAGTTTCTTCGCTACTTCTCTCTCAAAACCCGAGCGCATTGTACTCATCCAAGCCGTTCACATCTTCAGAGCCTTCGCCACTAGAAACAACAGCACTGATTACTCTTGATTGAGGAATAACAGCCAGTGTGCGCCAATCCCGACGGTGGATGACAAGACAACCCTCCGCCAACATCAAGTATCCCGTAGCAATCAGGTGCTTATCGTTATTTACGTGATCAAGGTAAACGATATGATACGTTGAAGCGGAAGGAACCTCGTCTTCTTGCTCTTGCTCTTGCGTATTCTGAGGCTCAATACCCGGACGGATGGGAGTAACATTCTCATCATCCGGAGTTTGTGTATCATCACTCATTATTGGTTTCTTTCTTATCGAGGTAATTAAACAGTTTCTTGTGGAGCACCATAGCGAGTAAACAACCTCCTGCTGACGCTACTCCTAACATAGTTATAAAAGCAAAATCATAACCTCGTTTAGCTACTTGTACAATGACATAGAACTCAGCGTAGACCATGGCCATAGTCGTAGGAGCTACGAACCAGTACCTGTCAAAAGCTACATTCCTCTGTTGAAATGATTTGAGAAATATAAATAGGAAAGAAGCCACACCTGCTAGTAAAGTAGTCATCGCAATTCTTCTAGTTCAGGCCACTCTTGTTCAGGAGTTCTAAGGATCTTAAGGCACCTGTAGTTATCCTCAAAATCCTTAAACCCTAGACCAGCCTCGTAGTAAGCAGCCAAAGCCTTCTCCATCATGGGGTAGAAGCCTTTAGTATCGCCTAGTATCTTGCTCGCTTTCACTGGTCCGCATCTGTAAATACCTTTTACATTGTCTACAGTGTCGCCAGTAAGAGTCTGGAGAACTAGGTTGTAATCTGCCTGCTGGCGGTCTACATACTCCATAACCCAATTGCGCCAGTCAAAATGCCAACCCTCAAGCTGCTTCATGTCCTTGTCATACGACATCACTAAAGTGTTTTCATTCTCCTCAGTGTGCCGTATTCCAAGTAGGTCATCAGCCTCGTAGCCTTCGACAATCTTCGCCGCCCAACCAGAGCGAAGATAATCCTTACAAGCTTGCAGGTTTAATGGCTTAGCCTCCGGACGACGATTAGCTTTGTATGTCTTGACTAGTTCCTTACGGAAGTTAGAGTCACCGCTAAGGTATATAGTAAAGTCATCAAGCTCTAGCAGATCACGTAGGTACACAACAAAGCTGTCCATAGCTTTGTAGCATTCAGCGACCTGCCCATCCTCAGGAAACCTAAAGGCCGTGGAGTAGCAGAGTAGATCACCATCAATGATGCCTACCCTGCTCTCAGGCAGCCAGATATTAGGCGCGTTCGCTGTCAAGGAACTCACCAAGTTCAGACTTGGAAGACTCAGCCGAATCCTCGCCAAAGACAAAGCCTTCACCTGATACGCCATCAAGAAGCTGTTCAGCTTTCTTGCGGTTGGCTTCATCAGGATCGTACTTGACGAACTCTTTGACCTTGCCGCCCAACCAGACAACAGATTTACCGCTCTTGCCTGTCTCTTTATGGACCCAATCTTTGACACGGAAGGCCATAATAAGGCGAGAGCCGTTCCCAATGAACAGGGAATCCGGTAGCTCGTTACCTTCCATATCCGTCAGACGGACAGGAGATTCAGACTTCATGGACTTATAGAAGCCACGGTTATCCGGACTGTCTGAAGGATTCTTAGTATCAAAGTTGACCTGAACACCCAAGGACTGGAATAGCTTGACCTGTTCCTCAGTCAGACGGATGCCAGTTACCTCGAATTTCCCAGACAGACGGCTAGGTTTGGCAAAGCTACAATACTGTACCTCTGCTTCAATTTGATTAATTGTGTTGTTTTGAGACAATTGTTTTCCTCTTTTGTTTTCCCTCAACGGGAGCTTCACCTATAGTATACCACGATTAGATGCGGTTGTCAACCCCATTGATACGGGTTTTATAGATTATTCTATAAGCCCTATAAACGTGGCTCTGCTCGAAAGCTACGCCTTCATCATCTTGCCTCCATCGTAGATAAGCCTCTGTAAACTCAGGACTTTGTATCCAATCCAAATTCTGTCTAGTCCGCAGTCTCTCTGCTTCTTCTCTTTCAATCTTAGACATCACACTAATCTACCTCTATTAAATGTTCTTTATTCATTGTTAATGCGTTTGAGACCAATTGTACCCAATATTCATATCGCCATCCATAGGACAACGAAGCTTCAACATTTGACCTGCCTTGATAATGCTTGCAATCATGATTTGCCCCGCTTGCTCAGCTGCACTATGATGTGCTATAATCTGCACCTCATCATGAACAAAAGCAGCATACCTAGCTTCTAGCTGTAGTCTGTCAACCTCCCTCTTCCACAAGATCATAGCCAGCTTCATAAGTGTCGCTTCAATACACTGAAGGGCCACCGACAAAGCGTAATGTTCAGACTTAATGGGAGCATACCTTCCGTCAGGAGCAGGGAACCAACCCTTCGCTGCACAATCCGCAAGATATTCTTTTAACTCCGCAAGACCGGGGAATTCATTAACAAACCCCTCTGATATAACCTTGCCATTTTCTTTACTCGTTCCAAAGATAACTCCCACTTTCTTAAAACCAGCTCCCAACAGCCAAGCGTATATAAAGCGCTTGGTTTTCTTTTGCTTGACCTCGTGCTTCTCCTCTTCCGTGGTCCAAGCCACGAGCTCTGGGAAGAACTTGGCAACAATAGGCGCGGTGAATTCTGTATGGGGATCGCCATGCAGTACTACCTGTTTAAACTCTTCACTGTTTGTTAGGTGCGCAAGAATTCTAAGTTGAATGCCTTTAGCATCTACACCTACTAATCGGTACTCACTATCGCTGGGCAATCCCCAGCATTCTCTAATGTTCCACTCATCATTGCCGGGAATATTCGCGGTGTTAGGGTCACGATGAGCACACCTATGAGTGATAGCCCCAATATGAATAATCCTTCCATGAACAGACTTTGTGGCTGGGTTGTAATTCGCAATCCAATTCTCCATCAATTCAATACGGGTGCTAAGCTTAAGGTACTCGGTGATGAACTTAGCCTCACCCGGCGCTGTATCAGGCAAGGTATTCAAATTAGCTTCAGACACCTTGGGTTGCCCATCAGGGAATGTCTTGCTAGGCTTAGTCATCTCCTCCGGTTTCCAGCCGAACTCGTCCATCCTTTCCCGGACCTGCTTGGAGGAATCAGGATTGAATTCTTCCCACTCAATCAGGGTGAAATCCCCCCACACTAAGCGAGCTGTATTCCCAAGGAGCTTGAACCCTTTGGTATTCTTGGAGTACGCACCGGACTTGGTCTTCCTCGGGTGCACCTCAGCCAGCTTCTTAGCCCGAGGAGGAAAGGCCACGTGGATCTTATTCAGTAGGTCAAGATGCCGTGCCTTAATCTGCGCCAGCTTCTGGTCAAGCAAATCCTTACGGATGGGGAAACCATCCTGCTCCACCTGATCACATATCTCTACAAACTGTGCTTCAAGATCGTAAGCAGCTTGGCTTACTCGCTCACCTTCCTTCTGCTGGAACTCGTA